TCCAAATGGTGGTGGTGTAAAAGCTATCATTCCAGACAATACGTTTATTCGTAGACGTTGGGCGTTTTATGATTTATTTGATAGTGCGCCTGGAACATCAACATATGCAACTGGTAAAGGTTTCACAGACGATGAAATGCACATTGTAGTATTTGATACAACTGGACTTATCTCTGGTTTTAGAAAAGATACTGCTGGTGAAAGAACAAACGCTGTTCTGGAAACATATTCATTTGTATCAAAAGCATTTGGTGCTAAAACTGCACAAGGTGGAACTAACTACTACCCAGATGTGATTTTTAAACAATCACAGTTTGTATATTGGTTAGACCATAGTTCAGTACTTGGTGCTGGTGGTGGAAAGATTGCAGCTGGTACAGCTGGAACTTCTGGTGATGCATATGCAGTTGGAACTGGTACTACTGGTGAAATTCCTTTCACACTTGCTGGTGGAACGGATGATTACGCAGTCACAGTTGGTGAACTGGATAGTGCATACAATGAGTTTGCAGATGCAGAAACAGTTGATGTAAACCTTATCATGGGTGGTACATCTCCTGCTGGTGCAGATGGAACTCAACACGCAACAAATCTAATTGACCTTGCAGAGAAGAGAAAAGACGTTGTAGTCTTTATCTCACCAAGACGAGCAGACGTTGTGAACATTGCAAACTCTACAGCACAAGCTGCAAATATCAAGGGTTTCTTTGACGGACTTGCAAGTTCATCATATGCAGTGTTTGACAGTGGATATAAGTTCATGTTTGACAAGTTCAATGACGTATTCAGATTTGTTCCACTAAATGGTGATATCGCTGGTCTTTGTGCAAATACAGACCAAGTTGCAGACCCATTTTTCTCGCCTGGTGGTTTTAACAGAGGACAAATTCGTGGTGCAGTTAAACTTGCGTTTAACCCAAATAAAGCACAAAGAGATATTCTATATCCAGCACGAATTAATCCAGTTGTTACCTTCCCAGGCCAAGGTACAATCCTATTCGGTGATAAGACTGCACTCGCAAAACCAAGTGCGTTTGACAGAATCAACGTAAGAAGATTGTTTATCTTACTAGAGAAAGCGATTGCAACTGCCTCTAAATTTCAACTCTTTGAATTCAATGATGAATTTACAAGAGCACAATTTAGAAATCTTGTAGAACCTTTCTTGAGGGATATTCAAGGTAGACGAGGTATTACAGATTTTAGTGTGGTCGCTGACGGAACTAACAATACTGGAGAAGTAATTGACCGAAACGAGTTTGTTGCAGACATCTTCATCAAACCAGCAAGGTCTATCAACTTCATCCAACTTAACTTTGTCGCAGTGAGAACTGGTGTCGCATTTTCAGAGATTGGGGGGTAATTAGATGGCTACTATAGATGAATTTAAAGCAAACCTAATCGGTGGTGGTGCAAGACCAAACCAATTTAGAGTAACTTTCAACACGCCTGGTGCTATTGCAACTGGACTTGATGTTAGAAAATCTTCTTTCTTAATCAAAGCAGCTCAGTTGCCAGGACAAGAATTGGGTGAAATATCAATTCCATTCAGAGGACGTAATCTCTATATCGCTGGTGACAGAGAATTTGCAACATGGGATACAACTGTAATTAACGATACAGACTTCATGGTGCGAAATGGTATTGAAAGATGGTTGAACGCAATTAATGATACTGCAACAAATACTGGACTAACAAATGTTGCAGACTATACTGCTGACTTAGTGGTTGAACAACTTGATAGAGATGATACAGTTCTTAAATCATATATCTTGAGAAGTTGTTTCCCACAATCAACAGCTGCGATTGACCTAAGTTATGAAACTGTTAATGCGATTGAAGAGTTCACAGTAACTTGGAGATACACACACTTTGAAGCATCAGCGGTTAACTTCTAATAATCCTACTAAATAGTAGAAACAAATAGGAGTTATTATGGCTGAACTTTTCGGTTTCACCATCACTCGTAAAAAAGAGCAGGGGGCGTCTTTCACGCTCCCTACTCCAGATGATGGTGCAGAAGATATTGCAACAGGCGGTTTCTTTTCTTCAGTATATGATATTGAAGGTAAAGATAAAACCCAGTTTGACCTCATAAAACGATACCGACATATTGCACAACAACCAGAATGTGATAGTGCGATTGAAGATATTGTTAGTGAAGGAATCGCATCTAATGAATTTGATACACCAGTGTCATTAGTAATGGATGGATTAGACCATTCCACAAATGTTAAAAAAAGAATACGAGAAGAATTTGATAGAGTTCTTCAACTACTCATGTTTCAAGAAAAAGGACATGATATATTCAGACGTTGGTATGTTGATGGTAGACTTTATTATCATAAAGTTATTGATAAGAAGAATGTACGAAAAGGTATTACTGAATTAAGATACATTGACCCACAAAAAATTAAAAAGGTCAGAGAAAAGATTTCTGGTAGACCAAATCCGATTACTGGTATTGAAGAAAAACAAAGAGGTGAAGAATACTATATCTACAATGAATATGGAATTACCACTGGTGGTTCTGTAAACAACGGACTTAGAATTACAAAAGACTCTATTGCATATTGTCCATCTGGTATCATTGACCAGAACAGAGGTACAGTATTATCTTACCTACATAAAGCAATCAAACCAGTTAATCAACTACGAATGATTGAAGATAGTCTTGTTATTTACAGAATTTCAAGAGCACCAGAAAGAAGAATATTCTACATTGATGTTGGTAATCTACCAAAGATTAAAGCAGAACAATATCTAAAAGATGTTATGAATCGTTATCGAAACAAACTGGTATATGATGCATCTACTGGTGAGATTAAAGATGACCGAAATCATATGTCAATGTTGGAAGACTTTTGGTTACCTAGAAGAGAAGGTGGTAGAGGAACAGAAATTACTACACTGCCTGGGGGTTCTAACCTTGGTGAAGTAGATGATATTATGTATTTTCAAAGAAAACTTTATAGGTCACTAAATGTTCCTATCTCAAGAATGGAAGCAGAACAAAACTTTTCTATTGGTAGGTCTACTGAGATTACCAGAGATGAACTTAAATTTACTAAGTTTGTACAAAGGTTAAGAAAGAAGTTTACAGTTCTATTTCATGACTTACTTCGCACACAACTAATATTGACTGGTGTGATTGCAGAAGAAGAATGGGATAGTATGAAAGAACATATTGCATATGATTTTCTACAAGATGGTCATTTTGCAGAATTGCGTGACGCAGAGATTTTGAGAGAACGCATAGATATGTTAGGAACACTAGAACCATATGTTGGTAATTTCTTTTCAAAGAGATGGGTTCAAAAGAATGTTCTTCGTCAGTCTGATGAAGAGATAGAAGCTATGAATAAAGAAATTGAAGATGAGGGTGGTGGTGAAGATGACGATATGATGATGTCACATGAACCACAAGGAAATTTAAAAATAGTTGAGGATAAATCATGACAAAAGATATAATTGATAGTATTGCATCTGGTGATAACATAGGTGCAGAAACACATTTTAAAAATGCAATTTCACAAAGAGTTGGTGATGCATTAGAGAAAAAAAGAGAAGAAGTTGCAAACACTATGGTAACACAACATATACCAGAAGTTGAGGAAGATGAAGAAATTCAATCAGATAGTTCTGCCTGAAAAGGACGAACATAAAAGTACTAAAGAATATAAAAAACTGTCTCCTGCTATGCGTAAGGCGGTTGACTATATATTCAGTATAATGGATGCGAAACCTTCGGATTTCCTAAATAGTTTTGAAAAGACTATCAAAGATGCAGCTAAAAAGTTTAAGGTACGAGAACCAGAACTTATGAAGTACTTTGAAAGAGAAATGTTAGGAGAATATCAATGGCAGTAAGTGCAGTTACCTTAAAGGATACAGATTTTGAGACAGTTGTTAAGGTAACAACAACTGGAACAAACAGTGCAGCTACTATAGTAGATGCATCTGAATTAGAGGGTGCATCCACAAATCCAAGACTTGCGATTGTCGCTTGTCAGTGGACTACTGGTAATCAAACAAATATACTATTCGATGCAACGTCAAATGTTGTTGCATTATCATTAAATGGAAATGGTGCATATAATGTAGGTTCACAACAAATGCCTTCCATTCTTAATAATGCTGGGGGTGGTATAACTGGTGACATACTATTAACAAATGGTAGTGCATCTGTAGGAACAGTATGGTTGAAACTTAGAAAAGTTTCTGGATACGCAAACTTGGAGTAATAGAATGAAACTGATATCAGAACATTTTGGTGAAGAAGTAGAATATATTACCGAACAAGCAGAAGATGGTAAGAAAAACTATAAGTTGAAAGGTGTATTTCTCCAAGCAGAAATAAAAAACCGAAATGGTAGAGTGTATCCATTTGAAGTATTAGAAAAAGAAGTCGCACGTTATAGTAAAGAATTTATTAATGAAAATCGTGCATATGGTGAACTTGGTCACCCAGAGGGGCCTACTGTGAACTTGGACAAAGTATCACATATGGTAACTTCTCTACAACCAGACGGAAAAAACTTTATAGGTGAAGCAAAAGTTATGTCAACACCTATGGGTAATATAGTAAAGAATATTATGGATGATGGTGGTAAACTTGCAGTATCCTCAAGGGGTATGGGTAGTTTGACAAAAAAGAATGGTGCAAACTACGTCAATAATGATTTCTATCTTGCAACCGCTGCTGATATTGTTGCAGACCCATCTGCACCCAACGCTTTCGTAGACGGAATTATGGAAGGAAAAGAGTGGGTATGGAATAATGGATTGTTACAAGAACAAGAGATAGCGGACATGAAAGAAGAGATTGAACGTCAAGTGCGTTCTAAAACTGCGAATTACCAAGCGTTGGCTTTCGCAAAATTCCTCAAGAAATTATAATGACTAAATATATATCAAGAGGAATATTAATATTAATAAGGAGACTCAAATGTCAGAATTAGACAAATCTATTGAAGAACTTGAAAAAGAAGTTCTTGCTGATTTGAGTGAGGCCGAAATGAAGAAGGATACTTCTGCTGCTGGTAAGGGTGCTGTTGCAGCCGAACCTATGAAAAAGGTTGATGCAGAAGAAGATGAAATTCAAGATTTAGGTGCTCCAGTGGTAAAGGGTGACGAAAAGAAAGCCGATGCTGCTAAATCAGTTAAAAAAGATGGTACTATCAAGGCAAAAGTTAAGGGTGACGAAAAACCCCAAAAACTTCATGCTGGTGGATACATCAATAACGAAAATTACGAGGGTTTCACAGATGAAGAGGTTCGTGCGTTGTGTCACTCAAAAGACCACGATTGTGCTGAAGTAATCGAACATCCAATCTGGGGAAAAGGTAAACCAATTCATGGTCAACACGCAATCCCAACTGATGACGGATATGTGGAATGGTATGATGTTGAATTCAAACATGGTGTTGAAAAGAACGTCATGGCAGAAGATGTAAAAGTCTTAAAAATGTCTGGTCACAACAAAGAGGAAACAATGAAACCTAAATCTAAAGCAGATGCAATCAACATCATGAGTGCTATGATGAAGAAAATGTCTGCTGATGAAGCAAAAGAACTCGTTGTCGCTCAGTATAATGCTAATAGTAAGACAGACGAGGAACTTGAACTTGAAGGTCTATCAAAAGCAAAAGAAGCAATCGAAAAACGACTCGCTTCTATAAATGTTAAGGAAGATGTTGACGCTCTAGTAGAGGGTGAAGAACTTTCAGAAGACTTCAAAAAGAAAGCTGCAACAATCTTCGAAGCCGCAGTTAAGTCAAAAATTCGACCAGAAGTGGAAAGAATTGAAGACGAGAAGTCTCAAGAAATTGCAGAAGAAATGGATTCATTCAAAACTGAACTCGCAGAAAAGGTTGACGGATACCTTGACTACGTTGTGGGTGAGTGGATGAAAGAAAATGAACTTGCAATCGAAAGAGGACTAAAAGGTGAAATCGCTGAAGATTTTATCACTGGTCTGAAGTCATTGTTTGAAGAACATTACATTGATGTTCCAGACGATAAGTACGATGTCCTTGAGTCACAAGCTCAAAAGATTGAAGAACTTGAGTCAAAGTTAAACGAAACTATGAATAGGTTGACTGAGAAAAAACAGTCAGAAGATTCACTAGTTCGTGAAGCTGCAATCAAAGAGGTTTCATCTGACCTTGCAGAAACACAAGTCGAAAAATTTGCAAGTTTGGTTGAAGATGTTGAGTTCACAGATAAGGATTCTTTTACTGAAAAACTTAACACGCTTAAGGAAAATTATTTCCCTAAGTCTGTTCCAACTGAAGAGACTCTAACAGAGGAAAATGAAGACGGAACACAAGAGATTGACATAAGTGACGCTATGGCTGCGTATACTAGTGCAATTAAAAGGTCTGCGCCGTTCATGAATGATGTGAACC